AAAAAGACTTCTGACGTAGTGCCGCCCAGTAGTCCTTTGTCTGCTGATTCCGATGTTGTTACAGGTACAACTAAAAGAACAAGTTTGCAAAAAGTTTTTGATTTTTTTAAGAAAAATTTTTGATTGGTTCAAATAATATGGATATAAGACAAATACCGATAGACAATAAAAATTATGCTTCAAAATTAAGAACTGATTTGGAGGATAGCACTTATGTTTTTGAGTTCACTTACAATGAACGTCTTGAACGTTGGCATGTTAATGTAATGGATGCTGATGAAGTCCCAATAGTAATGGGTGTGCCTTTAAATATAAATTTTGCTATGCTTAAAAGATTTAAGATGTTGAATTTACCACCCGGATTATTATTGCTTTTTGATGCTACTGAAAACGAATTAGAAGCAACTAAAGAATCATTTGGTGACCAATCTTTGTTATTATATGAGGAATCTGAATAATGGCAGACATATTAACAACTGATGTAAATAATTTATATCTTCGCAAAGTGTCATTGACGATAATTCAAGGCGAAGGTGAATCGAAATTATTAGATGGGTTGCGTATAAGTTTTGATGCTAAAAAAAATAGCGAATCAAATACAAATCAATTAGAAATAAAAGTCTATAATTTATCAGCTACAACACGAGGATTACTTGAAGATAAAAAAACTAGGATAATATTGCAAGCTGGATATGAGAACACAACAGCAACTATTTTTCAAGGAAATATTACAAAAACAATTCATAAGAAAAATAATGTTGATATTATATCAACGCTTGAAATTGGGGATGGTGATAATGCTTACAGACACGCCAAACTTGATAAAGGCTATCCTCCCGGAATTAGTATAAAACAAGCAATAGACGATTTAGGTTCTGCAATGAAATTACCTTTTTCAAGCAAATTAGGAATTACTGATTTTAAATTTAGCAATGGTTTGTCATTAGAAGGTAATGTCAGGGATAATCTCGATATGTTAACTAAAAAACTTGATTTAAAATGGTCTATACAAGATGAAACTGTTCAAATAACACCTCAAGCATCTGGTACTACAGATTCAATCGTAGAATTAAGCGAAAAAACTGGATTAATTAATATTCCTGAAAAGACAGAAGAAGGAGTTGAATTTGAAACACTTTTATATCCTACATTAAGACCCGGACGCAGAGTTAAAATAGTTAGCAAGTTTGTAAATGGAATTTATACTATAAGCACAGTTAAACACAAAGGCGATTCACATGGAAATGTTTTTAAAACGAAATGTGAGGCCGCATAATGTCAGATTTTATAAATGATGTAAAAAAAACAAGTTCCGCTACTCCTTCGTGGGCGGAAGTAATAAAGCAATCATGCGAAAAATCAGCTTATGATCTTAGAGTTTGTGTTCCTGCTATTATTATAAAATATGATAAAGATAAAATGTTGGCAGATGTAAGACCTCAATTTAAAAAGAAATATTCTGATGGTAGCGTAGTTTCAGCACCTATTATTTATAACGTACCTGTGGCGCATCCTAGAGCCGGTAAAGCATATATTCATTTACCACTTAAAAAAGACGACCAAGTAACTTTATGGATTGCTGACAGGTCGCTTGAAAAATGGCTTACATCAGGCGGTGAAGTTGACCCAGAAGATGTAAGAAAGCATCAGATATCAGATGCAATAGCTTATCCGGGTTGTTATCCGTTCAACGATACTGTGCCTGTTGATAATGGTGACGATATTATTATACGAAATGGCAATGATGGCGGTGGTAGAACAGAATTTAGAATAAAACCAAACGGACATATTCAAGTGCAAAATAGCACGAATGAATTAATAAAAGTTTTAAATGATATTTTAACACACATACAAGAAGCGAAAACAGTTACAGGAATTGGATTACAACCTTTGCAACATCCGTTGTTTCCAAGTGACCAAACTAATTTAAAAAGTTTCTTGGAGTCGTAACTTCGATAGTGTAAAATAGATATGAGGTATTAATTATGGCAATGAGTTCAGCAACATTAAAAACAGCAATGAAAGCGGCCATTATAGCGAATTTAGGAACATGGGAAAGTGTTACTTTAACCGACTTGAATGACCCAAATTATGCGCTTGAAAAATGGGCTGATGAGATAGCAGAAGCTATATCATCAACTGTGGTTGCTCATATAACAGGTTTTGCAAAATGTAGTGGTGCAGATACTCATGGCGATGGACATGATGCCGTAGGAATAGTTTAATATGGATTTAAAACTTGATGAAACAACAGGAGATATTGAGATTGTAGATAATGAGGTTTCTTTAACTTCTGGTTTAGAATCTAAAAGACAATCTTTATTGATACGTCTATCAACGTTTTTAGGCGAATGGTTTTTAGATGAAACGGTTGGATTGCCTTATTATCAAGATGTCTTAGTTAAAAACCCTGATTTTCAGGCTGTATCTGCTGCATTTAAGACAATAATTTTAGACACACCAGGGATATTAGAATTGTTAGAATTTAATTTAGAATTTACTGGAACTAGAGAATTAACTTTTGAATTTCGATGTCGTTCAGAAGATGGCGACATTGATTTTAATAAAATTATAGAGGTCTAATATGGCTTATGGCGTAACAGATGCTGGATTTGTTATAAAACGATTGGAAGATGTTAAACTTGAAAAAGAAACTTCTCTCAAGGCTGCTTTTGGTAATGGTATTAATTTACAACCTGAAAGCGTACTTGGTCAAGAAGTTGGAATAAATGCAGAACGAGAAGCTTTGTTATGGGAACTTGGACAGGCTCTTTATGACGCTATGTATCCTGAAACAGCATCAGGCGTTAGTTTAGATTGGGTTGTTAGTCTTACAGGCATTGAAAGATTGGCCGCTACATATTCAACTGGTAGTGTTAATGCAAAAGGTACGTTGGCAACTGTGATTCCGATTGCTTCTGTGATTTCAGTAAGTGGAAATTCTGATTTAACATTTGAAACAGTAGCCGCTGGCACAATAGGTGCTGGAACGGATGAAATTCAAGATATAACATTTAGCTTTGTTCCTGACGCTGGGTCTTTCACTTTAATTTTTGATGGTGAAGAAACTGGTGTCATAGCATGGAACGCTGCGGCCATTGCGGTACAAAACGCTTTAAATGCTTTGAGTGTGTTATCTGCTGTAACAGTAGCAGGAACTTTTGCGGCTGGTTTTACAGTTACTTTTGCTGGCGCAGATGGTTCACAACCACAAGTTGCTATTTTGGAAGGTAATACAAATTCATTAGAAATTGTAGGAACACCGATAACAATATCGGTTGCAGAAACAACAGCCGGATTATTGCCAAACATAGATATTGAAGTTATTGCTCAAACGCCTGGTGCTGTAGCTGCATTATCTGGTTCGTTAACAGTAATAGAAACCATAGTTGTTGGATGGGACAGCGTTTCAAATCCTTTAGATATAGATACAGGAAACGATATTGAAACAGATGCGGCATTAAGAATAAGAAGGATGCAAACTTTGGCCGCTCCGGGTTCTGCTACTGTTGATGGTATAAGAGCAGAAATACTCGATATTGATGATGTTACTGCTGCGCTGGTGTATGAAAATGATACAATGGTAGTTGATGGAGCAGGTAGACCTGCTAAATCTATTGAATGTGTTGTTTTGGATGGCGTTGATGCGGATATAGCGGAGGCTATTTGGGACACTAAGGCTGCGGGAATACAAACTTATGGAAGTTCGTCAGAAGTAATTACAGATTCGCAGGATTTTGACCATACAATTTATTTTTCAAGGCCAACGCCAATCACAATTTGGCTTGAAGTTGATATTGTTGTAAATTCAACTTTTCCAACAGGCGGTGAAACTTCAATAAAAACTAATGTTGTTGCTTTCGCAGAAAATACAACAACCGGTTTTAGTATTGGTGATGATGTTATCGTTACAGAATTATACGAAGCTGTACATGAAGTTATTGGAATTGATGATATTGATTTCAGGATTGCAGTTGCAAATATAGCACTTGTTCAGACTTTAACTATGGACGCTGATTTTGTGGCCTTAAATACGATAGACCTTGATGTTGCAGGAGTAGCGATTGCTCAAGTGCCTTTTAATGCAACTCACAACCAGACAATGACAGATTTAGCAACAGCTATACAAGCCCTAGCAACAGTTGCAACTGCGTCAGTTACGGCGGCAAGAGAAATCACAGTTACGGCAGCAGCAGCAGGAACACCGACACCAATGTCAAATTATGTTTGTGCTAGTGGCCTTTCACAACCAGACGCAGAAATTGATACAACTTCACATGATGACGCTAATATAGCAGTTGCAGTTAATGAAATATCAACTTGGGACACTTCAAGAATAATTGTCACCAATATAACATAAGGTATTAGATGGCTTTATTACCAACAAAAATAACAACGCACGTTGAAGATGGCCTAGCAAGATTATTAAGTCAATTCAAAGATAAAACTTTGGTAATGGGTTTCATACAGGCGTTTTTGTATGGTCATCAAGAAGTTGAAAATGCTTTTTATGATTTATTAACTTTAAGAAATATAGATGCAGCATCAGGAAAACAATTAGACGGAATAGGTGAAATTGTCGGTAAAGATAGAGGCGGTCAAAACGATACATCTTATAGAATTTCATTATATGGTAAAATTGGTCAAAATGTTTCACAAGGCAGAGCGCAAGACGTAATAAGTGTTTTCAATCTTATAAGTGAGGTCAGCGTTTCATATATGACAGAACATTGGCCAGCAGAAATAGCTATATTTGCTGGTTCTGCTCCAATAACAGGTTCACAATTGCTTGATGATAATGACATGGAAATCGCAGGTCTTGGATTTTGGACTGTAGTTAATGGTGCGACATTAACAAAAAGTTTAGTTACTCCATATGAAGGATTACAATCTTTGAGAGTTACTTACAATGCAATCAATAATCCTGCTGCACAGCAGACTAAATTAACTATTGGAAATTGGTATAAGGTCAACGGCAGAGTGATGATGCAGAACGCTTTAGGAAATTTGCCTATTGTAACAAATGGTGCTGTGATAATTTATACAGGTTTTCCTTATGCAAGTTGGTATGAATTTGATATAATATTCCAAGCTACTGCTACAACAATTGATTTTGGTTCAGACCATATTGCAGCAGGTTGGGTTGAGTATGATGACATTGAAATTTACGAATTAAATTATGATGACCAAGTTGGAATTTTTAATGTAATGGAATTAGTAGCCGCCGGCGGTGTTGAAGTGATAGGCATTGGATGGTATGAGGACGGCGATGCTTTTGTTTTTGATGGCAATCCAGATGGATTAGGCTTTAGCGATGCACTTGATCCAACATTAGGCGGAAAATTCGCTGCTTTAACAGCGACTTAACTAGGAGATTAAATTATGGCAGGAAATTTAGGCAAACCGATAAAACCAAAATGGGCTGACGGTGCCGCTTCTTATACAATAGAACCAAGTGCAGCTAAGAAATTATTAGGCTGGCTTGCTAGTGAAAAACCACCTTTTCAATGGATGAACTGGTTATTTTTGAAGATTAAAGAATGGATTGATTTCGGTGAATATTACAGAGATGTTATTTATTCAATTTTATTTCGTTCTGATGCTGCAATTGGTTGGGATGGTGCAGATATAACATTTACACAAGATATAGAAATTATATTCAAAGTTGGTGGTGATGTTTTTACAAATACTATTGCGCTTGCAGACAGTCCTTTGTCTTTGGCAGATGGCGATGTCGTTGTTGCTATATTAGATAATGCAGATGCTGCATTAGCATTGCAAGGTGTGTATGCAAATATAGTTGTTAGAGAATATTGCATTGAGCCAGAAGCAAACTTAACAACAAATACTGACGAACATGAAATTATACTTTTTAGACGTAGAGGCACAAACCTTGAAATTCCTGTGTTGGGACAAATAATTTCAACTGGTTCAAGTTTTACTTTGGGCCAATCATCAGGAAACCCCAGTTTAGTTCCTGTTGGTTCTATAATTCCATTTTATGATTTTAATGCTACTGCAACCTTTGATACAGACCATTGGCAATATTGCGATGGTCAGAATGTTTCCAATGCGTTGAGTGCCTTGAATGGGCAAGCTACTCCTGATATGTCAAATCGTTATTTAGTTGGTTTTGGTACAGAAGGCGGTGGGGATATTGATGTTGCCGCTTGGAATGCGGCGGCTATTGGAAATGCTAGTCATCAAATTAATATTCAACATGCACATACAATGACTGGGCATATTCACACAATGCCCACTCATATTCACACAATGCCTAGTCATATACATAATTATGGTACTTTATATGCGTTAATAGGTGATAGTAATGTCGACCCCGATATGCTTTATGTCCCTACTGCCGATACTTTTACTTCAGGCTATCACATTGCTGCGGCTGTTGCAGGTGGAAACGTAGTTAGCTCTCTTGCTTCAACTGATATTCTTGGTAACACAGGATCAACCGATCCAGGTGACACTAATTCAACTGATCCTGGCGATGCCAACACTACAACAGACACAATGAACAACCAACTTTCAGCAACTGAATCAATACAGCCTAGATCAATTAGGGTTAGATTTATAATGAGAATTTTATAAGGAGATTACAAAATGAATAAAGTCCATGTATTAAAAGATAATCAAGAAATTCCAGATAGTTATAAAGTTGAGATAACTTTCATTAATGGCAAAACAGAAGAATTTGAAATAGCAGAACATAACTATCTTAAAAATATTACAAGGGAAATGGTGTCTGCTCAAAACAAAGAAAAACCTGATTTGATGAATATAACTAAAATTATTGAAGCAGAATCTGGAAGATTAGAAATTTGCACTACCGATGATATATGGATGACATTTGAAATAGCTAATATTATGTATATGAAATTTGATAGGAATTTTTCTAAAATTGTTGGTCTTAGGAAAAAACAAAATGATAGCAAATTATAGAATAAGAACAGGTTTAATAGCTAGATTTATAGTTGGCATAGCCGATAAATTTAACAAGGGCGTTAATATTGTCGGTGTTACTATTTGGCCTTTTATATTTATCTATCCGCCTGAGTATAAAGAGAACGAGAGATTGATAAAACATGAATCGAAGCATTTACAACAATGGCTTAGATACTGGATTATAGGGTTCTTGCCAGTATATATTTATTATAACATTAAATATGGATATTGGAATAATCCACTTGAAATATCAGCTAGGGTAGCAGAACAAAAATAAAGGAGTTTAAATATGAAAAAGATAATAATATTTTTAGCGTTATTAATGTTTGTAGCAAGTGTAGCATATGCCAAAAAAGGTTTCGTGCCATTGCAAAATCAAACTTCAAATCTGATGGGTTGTGCCGATGGTTCTAACTCTAACGAACTTGAATTATTGAATTGTGATGGTTCTGGTAATTTATTGGTAAGTGTAGCGCCTATTTTCAAAGGTGCTTATGATAGCGGCGTTGAAGATATACCAGACGCAGGGATTCTTTATAGTTTACAAATGCCAGCTTTAGTGCTTACAGGCACTTGCGTATTTCAAGCGTCTTATAAGAATGTTGGGGCAATTTACATTGGTGGTTCAACAGTTACTAATTCAAGTGGAATTAATGAGGGCATAAGATTAAATCAAAATGCAAGCATCGAGTTAAGTACATCAAATTTAGACGAAGTTTATGTATCTACAGATAATGCTGGTGATGACATTAAATGGCTTTGTAATTAAGGAGAACAAATATGAAATTTAAAAAAATATTATTATCATTTATTTTAGCTTCATTTGCTTTTACATCTACGGCATTTGCAAGTCCTGTAATTGACAATTTCATGTATAATGACAGCGTTTCAACGAGGCTTCAATCACCCACAGGAGATTATTTTTCGATAGGCGATTGTTTAACGGCAGAAGGATTAGATTCTGAACTTGATGAATTGATTTGTGGTGATGCTGAAATTCAGGGGTTTTTATTTGCCCCAAATATGGTTGACAAAACAATAGCAGATATGGACATTTATATAGCAACCACCGGTACTGATAACGATACTTGCGGTATTGTTGCTTCTCCATGTAAAACAAGACAGTATGTTTATGATAATATTTTGCCATCCTTTATAGACCATAAGGTTGTTATATACCTTGCCGCTGGTACTTATTACGATAATGCAATATTGAAGGGTAAAATTATTGGTGAAGGCTCATTGAAAATCATGGGTCATGTTATTGCTATCGATGATAATGGTGGCGCTCATTTTACTGCAACAGGCGGTGATGATGAAAACGCAGATGGTCGTGGTGAGTTTGTAGTAGCCGCAGCAGGTTGGACACCATCTGATTTCGCAGGTAAGTGGTTAAGAGTTATAGAATCAAATAGTGCAACTGCCGCTATTCATGAAAAATATTATCCAATTAAAGATAACACGGCAGATACAATAACAACTACTATTGTAGCGTTTACTCCTACTGCTACAGTAACTAAATTTGATGTTGTGGATTTCGACACGTTCATTCTAGGGTCAACACCAGACAAGCCAATTAGTCCGAAAAATATAGTTGAAATAGTAGATAATATTATTACATCTATAACATCGGATAGTCTTGATGGGTTATATTATATACAGCCTCTTATGTACGAAGCATTAAATATAGGAGAATCTCATGGTAGTGGGATTTCAATAAATAATAGTAATATTTTGTTGTCTGGCATTGGTTTCAATAAAGACACTACAGAATTATCGACAGTAGTTGGCGACCAAGCTGGAGTAACTCAAATAGTAGTAGATGATACTTCTAATTTAAGAACAGGAATGTTGACTACTATAGGAACAAACCTATATCAATCTATCCAGACCATAGATGATGCTACTCATTTCACTATTTCTGGCGGAGCTATATCTGTTTTAAATGGAGACAAAATTACTTACTATGCGACGAAGGGTATTTATTCTAGCAGTAGTAATGTTTTAGCGTATGGTATTAAAACAAGTGGTCATGTCAACGGCATAGCCACATCTGCCAATTTTTCTTCGGTGACTATTGCTGGTGTCAATGCTGATTTTACAGACCAATATTATGATGAAAAAGTTTATGCTGCTCAAGCATTAACTAATTCAGTAATATACCTACAAAATTATGATGTGTATGGTGATGGTGGCGATTATATAAACAGTTTAATGTACGCTTACGGTGCAGGAACTTACGCTTATTTGTGGAAGGGTCGAGTTGATTACGTCAATAGGCTTACATTAGCAGGTGGGACAGGATACGCAGCACAGGTAGCTACTAACGCAGTTTACGGAAGTAATATAAATTATTTTGCAAAAGGCATAGCTGGCGGATTTACACTACTGACAGACCAAGCTAACATAACATCTGCGGTTTCAGATTATGACATAGATGATACTTCTCATGCCACGATATATGATTCTGGTGATTATGTTGATATAAACGGGAAGATAGACGATGATGCTCTAGCTGCTGCTAGTGCTACAATACTTTCTAACTTTAGAAGCAAAAGACTTACTTCGACTGCTCCTTATACTATGACTTCAACTCCAACTGTAGTAGCTGGTTTGTTTGAAGGCCAATCGCTTACTTTGATTGGAACGTCTAATGAAATAACATTACAAGACAATGCTAAACTCGCAGGAAGTTTGCTTAGTTTAAAGTCTGATAAAGATGCAGTTTTAGGCAAAGGTCATTGGATTGAATTTGTTTGGCTTGATATTGACGGAACTTATATGTGGTCTGAACAAAGTAGGTTTACAAACGATATTCCATTCGATGCCAATATAAGTGCTAAAAATATAACTTCGACAGCAAGCGGCGAAGCAACAGCGGTAACTCCAGAATATAGCTCTGGTAATGTGCAACTTAATGTTTCAGCTTGGGATACAGATGAGGCAGTAGCAAAGACAACAGGCAGGGGCATTAGAGCAGATGGCATATCAGGCGATTCAATATCAAGTTATTTTATGATGTATAATGATGTTGGAGATACTTTAAAGATAGAAGAAACATCCAGCGGAGCAGAAAGCTGGATTACTTTTGAAGGTCAGAGTTATGGCATAAACCTAACATCAGGTGGTAATTCAACGCCAAGCCCTATGCTGGTACATTCGGGTGATGCGTTTGGTGGCGACTTCGCAGGCGGAGATACTTATCTTTGGGGAAGTGCGGGAAGCGGAACAGGCGCAGATGGTAATGTTCATTTAGGATATGACTACGAAAACTCTGTAGCTCAGGGTAGTACATACGTTCACGGATTATTCGATGTAACAGACGAGACAGCAAGAACTACAAGTCTCGTTAATGTTCAAGCAGGTTCAGTAGCAACTCCTGTCGTTACAGACCAAGTAGCAGCACATCAATCAACTTTATATAGTTCTGGATATGGTGCGCCATATCTATCTAATATGTATTCTGTCGGAACTGCGGCTTATAGCGGAGTAGCAGGGTATTTAGCTGTAATTACTCCCCATGCTTCTGACGCTGCGGATTCTATGATTGCAGGATTCCAACCATTTTTGACGAGTGATGTCGGTTCAGCAACTAAAAGTGCTGTTTCTTTATTAGAATATTCCTTCGGATTAGGTATCATGTGGGATTATGTTATTTCTAGTGAAGTTGGTGCAAACATGAGATTGCTCGAACCAGTAGACGATGCAAATCCTAATCAGATATACGGTGCTAGTGAAGCAGAAAGTCTAATAATTACTGAAAATTATAAATCAGGAACTCAAAGTCTTGAGAACGTAACCTTAGAAACTAAAACAGATTTAGTAGATGCTGACGCAGGACAGTATATATTCAAGGTTAATGAAGCTGAGAAACTTCGTATAAAAGATAGTGGCATCAAAGTAGTTGGTGGGTTTACAGCCAATATAACAGAAGTTACAAGTGCTACTTATAATATCTTGTCTACTGATTACTTCATCTCAAATCAATATACTGACACAGGGGCAGCAGCAGTAACACTACCTGCGATTAGTACATCAAACCATGGACAAGTATATATTATCAAAGATTCAGACTACAACGCTAGTGGCAACACTCTCACTATAAACAAAACTGGCGCAGATACTATTGACGAAGCTGCAACAGCTACGGTTACTAGTGATGGTGCAAGCCTATCGTTCATGGCAAATAACACTACTAAAAACTGGGAGATATTCTAATGGCGTATTCTAATCTATTTAAAAAAATAAATGGCAATATAACTCCTAATGATGATGCTCCTATAGATATTAGCAGTGGGTTATATGCTGACTTTACTGGACCAAAACAACAATTAGACAACAAAGATTTTAATGTCTGGAGCATTACAGATTACACTCCAGACGGTTTTGAAGTAATGCTCATGGGTTCTGGAAGTGTTGAACGCTCAACAGACTCTCATGCAGGGACTTATGCTTTACAACTAAATATTGAAGACGACTTTGCAGGTTCAAAAATATCACCTGTTTTATTTAATAGTGGAACTCCAGCAGTAGGAGATGAAACTTTACAGCTTACTGTTTACGCAAAACGATTAACTGGTGTAGCGAATATTGGTGTTATTTATCAATGTGCAAATGGTGGAGACGAATATACTTATAATTTTAGTACTACTTCTTGGGAAATATTGGGTGGTGAGCCAGGGGTAAATAATGTAGAAATACTAACAGCAACTACGTCTTACACACAGCTTACATCAACTCAAGCAACAGTACCTAGCGGATATACAGATGGCGCAGCAGTTATATCTGGCATATCTGCAAGTGCAGGAACTTCTATCGTAATTGATGATTTGGAAATGTTAGTTGCTGGAACAGACACTGCAGTTAATGGAGATTTTGAAGCGTGGACAGCAATTAATACTCCTGACAGCTGGGATATTAGCTCACTAAAAGGAGAGAGTTACACAATAACAGAAGAAACAATAATAATTAATTCAGGAACTTCCGCTGTTAAAATGACGGATTCTGGTGGTAATAATTCTATGCCTTATGCAGCACAAGCACATACTGGAACTGAAAATGATGAGTTTGAATTTTCTTATTACGCTCGTGGTGCTTCTGGAAATTCAGGAACAGTAACAACTGTTGCGTTTTTACTTAACGGACCTTTAGCTTCTGCAACTAAAATGTATAACTTTGCAGATGAAGATTGGGCAGATGATTTTAGTGATTATGAGTCTTTGGCTGAAAATAATAAAAAGCAATTAGTTGTATCAACTTCTGAAACATATACACAAGATGATGGAGAGTCAACTGTTCCAGCAAGCGGTACAGCTTATCTGTATGTTTATGTTGAAACAGATGGTATTGAGGGAGAGATAGCATATATTGATACAGCTTCGTTAGTAGCAGAGGGTTCAGGTGTTAGTGATGTTATGGCAGTTGGTGCTGACGGAGTAACGACTTTTACAGGTGTAGTGAAAGCAGCGGCAACTGATTCAGACGGTGGTCTAATAACGTATGGTCAGTTCAAAGAGGGCAGTATAACCCTACTAGATTATAATGAATTGAATATGAAGGTAACTGGAACTGAAACACTATATGTAAATGATACAGGTAAAACAGTATTACCAATGTATATAGTTCAGGTATGTAACGATTCAGTAGATTATACTGTTGCACCAATTTGGCAAATTGGATTTAATGATGCAGACTATAATAATTACATAAATTCTGGTTCAGTATCTTCTCCATCTTCTGAGAACACATTTCAAGAAGACTCTTTCTCTAATGGTTCTCCAGCTTATACTTTAGATTCTGGTGAAAACTTAAAGATAAAGATAACTACTGCTTCAACAGCAACAACTCATATAGTTACATTTTATGTTTACGGAATAATACTAGGAGATTAAATGGCTTATATACCATTACAAGAAGATTTATTAGGGATGCCTACAATAGGCAGGGCAGTTAAAACAATTAAAGTTTGGTTAGAAATCCAAGAAATATAAGAGGCAACAATGGAAGATAGAACAAGGAGAGAAGATGGCCATTGATTACACACCAATTGTTTCAGGAGTAGGCACTTTAAGTTCAATAGGTTTCATATTCTTTTATATGAAAGCAATTAGAAAAGATACTAAAGAAGATAATTCAATTGTTTCAGGAGCTATTAAAGAAGTGGCAAAAGATTTAGCTGCTTTTAAAAACGGCCATTTCAAAGAACACATGGAAGAAGCTGAAAAACGTGGATTAGAGCAAGGTCGCAGAGAAGGTACTGAAAACTTATTAAAGACATTGCACGATAGATTAGACAAAGTTGAAGTAAATAAGGTATAATAGATAATAAATATAAACAGGAGGATTGAAATGAAATTATTTAAGGGATTTAAAAAGTCAATTTTGACTTTAGGGGTGATTGCATTAGTTACCCTGACAGGCTTTTCAGCTTGGTCGTATGTCAATGCAAATCGTTTAGGAACTAACAATTGGTTTCTTGATGAAATAGGTCTTTGGTTTGGTAATTTGCCAGATGCCAAAATGTATTACAATGTTGCACAAACACCAGACACACTTACTTTAGGTGTTAGCGCACAATCCAATGCTATATTAGTAACAGAAATGGCGGATATGGGTACAGATGTTGCCCATGCAGTGCAGACAAACCCAACTCTTTTTATTCATTCGGAAGATATTACAACATCAACAGAATGGATTAGTATTACTCACGATGGCACAAATGGTGTTGTAGATGTTGGCACAGGAGTTGTTTCATTTCCAGATGGCGTTGCTTTGGGTAGTATTACAATGACTGGTGATCTTGATATGGATGGTAATTCTATTATTTTAGATGCTGGTGCCACTTCATCAATTACAGCAGATACAGATAATCAAATTGATTTTGAAATAAATAGTGCTGATGATTTTCAGATGACAGCTAATTTATTTGCTGCACTTTCTGGCAGTGCGATGAGTTCAGCAACTTACAATACATTGTCGGCCGGTGGAACTATTACACTAGCTGGATTAGGTGGAGCCGCAAATGACGAAGATTTAGTTTTAGACTTTGAAACTGTTGCTGATGCAGTTGGTGTAAGTTCATCAACTGGTGTATTAGATATAAATTTTGGGACTATTGATATCAATCCTCAAGATATAAGTTTAACAGGTAAAATTGATGGTGGTACATTAATTGCTCCAATCGATGTTACTGCAGTTCGTGAATATGGTGTTGAATTATATTATGGTGGTAATAACTATAATGTAACTGGCTTACGTTCCAGGGGTATTCTACAAACAACAGATACTACTGCAACAGCACAAGGTGCTGTTATTCAGGCATCAAATAGTGACGATGTTGATGTTGGTGTTTTGAATGGCGCATTAATTGAAGCCATTGGAAAATCAGATGCCAATGCTTCAACTATCACTGCGATGAGAGGTTTGTTGGTTGGTTCAGAGTGGAGCGCTTTTGATACTATAACCGATTTAAAAACATTGCATGTAAGAACACATACAAGAAATTCTGCTGCAGCAGGTTATTTTTCAAATAGCGGTTATTTAGCTTATCTTGAAAATGAAGCAGTTGGTGGAAATGGTCAAATGTTAGATGCTGGTATCTATCTAAAAGCGACTAACGTAACTGTTCCCATGGCTTTTAATTATGGAATAGATTTTACTGGTGCAGTTGGCGAAATCAACACAGCAGAATTAAGATTGTCTAACGGTGAAACAATCGACAACGTGACAGACGGAACTATTGCAATGAATATTGCAGCTGATGGAGCAGTTGGTATAAATCTTGATTTGTATCAGCTATCAACAACACCTGCCGCTTTAGATGTATTGGGTTCAGTTACAGGTAGAGGTCAAAATGACGCTGCCGCAGATGTTGATTATGGTGTGCTTGGATTCGGGATTGTTGATCCTTCAAATGGCGCAGAAATTGGCGGTCTTGCTGTTTCATTACAGAATGGTAGCGGAGCGCTTCCGACTAATCCACAATTTGAAATTAATGGTGGGTCAGGTTCAATAGGAGTTACAAGAGAAGCAGACGGAGCAGAAGGTGCTGCTTTAACATTTACTCAAGTTTCAGTTTCACCAGTTGCAGATGATGCGCTTGGTATGTTGAAGTTTGTCGGTTATGATGATGGTGCGAATGTTACAGAATACGCACAAATCAGAGGTGTGATCGTTGATCCAACTGATGCCGCAGAAATTGGTGGAATTGGCCTTTTTACTCAAAACGGTACAGGAACATTAGCTTTGTCCGGTGTTTTTGGACATACTGGTTCTTATGGTATTTTTCAAGCCGGTGATGGCGCTGGTTCTGGTATTTTTGCCTCAAACGGTGACTTTGATTTAATTTTAGAAACAGGTAATGCAACATCTTCAAGTCTTACTATTACAGACGGAGCAGACGGAAATATTACACTTGACGTTAATGGTGCTGGTGTTTTTACTGATGGAACATTTTCGGTTGACGATGGTGCTTTCACAGGAGTTGCTTCAATAGTTGCAACAGGTGATATTACCTCAAGTGATGCTGGCGATATAGGCTGGTCTATTGTTGCGGCAGGTAATCAGGCTTGCAATACTACTTGCACATTCGCTTGTGTAGCTGGTCAGGATGATGATGCAGCGGGTATATTGGTAAATTGTGCCAGTGCTAATGCTGACAGATGTATTTGTGCAGGAGCTAACTAATAATTAATTTAGGATAGGGTGCGCATTAATTTGCGTACCCTTTTTTATTTATGAAATGGGAAACGTTCTATAATTTGTATAGTGAATATATCTTAAAAGCTTCTAAAGCCTATGATATAGATGAATCATTGTTAGCAGGATTGATTATGCAAGAATCTTTAGGATCTCCAACCGCCACTTCACATTGTGGGGCGTACGGGTTAACACAGATTATGCCAGCTACAGCAAAAGATAGAGGATATGATTTATCAACTCCTGAAAAGCAAATATACGCTGGTGCAGATTATCTGCATTGGATAGATAAATATTTTGCATTTGGTGATATTGAAAAAATATTAGTAGGCTATAACGCTGGCGTAGGTCGTATTAAAAATGATGCTTGGAAACAATTTAAAGAAACAGTTGATTACATACCAAGGGTTTTAAGATATGCTGATCAGTATAGAGAATATAAAAAAAAGTGTAAATCTAACGGAGGTCAAAATGGCAGAAGAAAACAAGGGTTGGAAAACAGTGACAACAGCAATTAGTGGTATGCTTTTGAGTTTAGGAGCTATTGCCGGTGGAGTAGCATCAGATCCAATGCAAATGCCTATGATTTGGGGTGGCGTATCTGGTTTTATTGCTGCATTAGGTTTGCTTGGTGTTGGTCATAAGCTTCAGAAATTAATTGACGCTATCAATAATAAATAAAATGTGGAAAACTATTTTAACCATATTTGTAAGTATCCTTTCGCTTGTTTTAAAACGGATGTTAAGTGGTAAGAAACGAGCGAAGTCATCTTATAGAAAGTTGAGAAATGGATATGAAGCTCGCAGGAATGCTCGCATTAATCGTGTTGCTTTGCGTAAGTCTGTGGATAAGCTCGTGCGGAAAGAAAAGCACAACGATAAAAACTGACGTACAGGCAATTCCAGAAGTGCAAGATTTGTCAGATGAAACTTTTAATAACCCGATTGAATGTAAAATTTATTTCGAGAATTGGACATCAACCGAATATGAATTGCAAAAGTGCTATGAAAAAAGCGACAAATTATACAATGAGTGTGACTAATGGAATGTTTGTTACAAAATCCGCATAATGATTTTGAACGCAAATCGAATGAATTAATAGTAATTATGATTGAAAACATTTGCGAGAATACAGAAGCGCAGATTGCATTGATAGACTTAGTTAATCATTATAGACTTGAACTCCAAAAATCTCGAATCAGAGAGCTAGAAATCATCAAAAAACTTCAAAGTTAGAAACCAACAAATAACTACCCTGACAACCGAGATTATCCTTTAAATTTGGGCCACTGTGCTATTTTAATGCCTTAGTCTATACCAAGCTATGCGTTTTATAATAATGGCTTATATGGCTAATTTTGGGCTAAAATAGGGATATTGACCTCTCCACTTTTGCAAAACTTGAGAGGGAACTGAGCTCATTTTTTTACCACAGGTACCTACTTGAAATCATTGATGTTTATTAAAATAGGAACATTTGATCTAAAAATAAATCAAATTTGCCTATTCACACCCCATAAATTATTTTAAAAAAGGTTGCAAAAGAGGTTGACAAAGTGGAAGCACTTGTATATATTGTGATCATGACACAGACAATAAACAAAATGGAGGACAAAATGAAAATCATCAAGTCAAAAAACAAGTGGACACAAAAAGGCAAAAACACTTTTTATCGCATATGGACTTCACCAAAAAAAGGGATTGACTCTGATGTAATTTTTAGAAAAGAAATAGACCCACTTTATTTTTGTGGGTACAGTATAACATTCGTAGACGTTGACACTTTAACCGCCAAGGAATGGCGAAACTAACTAACAAAGGGGAACAAAATGAAAAAGGGAAAAAGAGCAAATCAAAAATGGGAAGTAACAAGCATTCTTTTTTTTGACTACACACACGAAAATCAAGTTGGTGAAAATGAATTTGAAACAATCGTTGAATATTCTGCAAACATTACAATCAATGACAATTTTATCTTACAAATTTCAGGAAAGAGCAATGAAGCTTTCGATCCTGAAATCCCTGAGTCTCACATGAATTTATGCAAGCTCGCAAAACAAGATTTTGCGTGTGATAATTATGATGCGAATGAAATTTGGAACTACTTACAAGACCATTGCGATTTTGAGAACAATTTTGACTTTTTAAAAGACCACTCTTTATCTGTGACTTTTGACGAATTATAAACAATAACAAAAAAGGGGGATAAAATGAACATGGCAAACGAAAGATTAGAACCGATTGATTATTGGGGACTTACATACTGCGAATTTTGCGATAACGAAATCGAAGATGACGCTAAACTTATTGAAGAACCATTAATCAATAATCTCACACAGAAATATATCGTTTGTGATGATTGTTATAACAAGGAGTTAGCGAAAGGATAATCTGATGGATATATATGAAGTAAATAAACAAATATGGGTAAATAGTCCAGAAATGAGAAAATCAATAGATTATTTATTTAAAGGTGAAAAAATAGGATGGAAGTTCGGGCATTTGAAGCTACGGGCAAGAATGTGGTGGTGCAAAAAAAGAGGTCACAAATGGAGTTCAGGAAAAGTTTATAAGACTGGAGTTCCTGACATTAATGGAAGTCCCGACGCATGTAACCGATGCGGCTTGATGGTTGGTTGTGGTGGTAGAATGAGACTTTGGAATGCGTAAATTAATAAAGGATTATTATTAGGAGGAGACAAATGAAAGAACGACCGATAAGAATGGACAGTAGATTTATTCCGGCGCTGCTTAATGGAACTAAGACGCAGACTCGAAGGTTGATGAATAAATGGGATTTCCTTTGCGCTTGCACAAAAAATAAAAATAAAGACACATGGACTGGAACATATGAAGCCGCTGGAGGTGGATTTGATTCATATGACAAAATTAAATGCCCTTATAAAATAGGCGATAGGCTTTTTGTTAAAGAATCGTTTTGGCTTGGAAAAGGTGCTTTTCATGGATTTGGTACTGAACCAAGACCATACAAATATGATAAAAAAATCAATTCATATTTTATGATGGAAGGAGATTCCCGCATCACCTTAGAAATCACAAATATTCGTGTTGAAAGGTTGTGGAATTTAACTTTTCATGATTGCCATGCAGAAGCGATGTTTGATAAACCAAAAAATAAAAAATATCCCTTTTCTGCCGTTGAATCGTTTAAATTAGTAAAAAAAGTCCTTGATTTAGAAATAGGTAATTGCGCAAAAGAAAATCCATGGGTTTGGGTGTATGAATTTAAGAGGGTAAAACCATGAAAACTACATTATCACCAAGCAAAATATTTCCTTATAAAACTATTATAAACGAGGACGGATCGTTTGAATTTATTTCAGAAAAAAGTGAAGAAAAAGGTTGCAATCAAGGTTGCGATAGTGTAACTATAAAAGATAGAAAGGAGGTTGAAAATGACAATTAAAAAAGAAAACATTCACACACGATTACCAGCACAAGAGAAAAAGAATATCACTAAAGCCGCTAAATTAGAACAGAAGAAACGGAACGAGTATTATTCTATTAACAGGTTTATGCGTGATGCAGCAAAAGAAAAAATCAAAGGGGGAAAATAATGTTAGCTTATTTAAAAACTAGAATAAATGGCGAAGTAAATGTTGATAACAAATTAAAAGAAACTAAAGATTGGCAAGAAGCATATAATTATGATGATGTATCATATTTATTGAGCCGAGCAGTTGCAGAAGAAAAGGCTTTAGATATACGAATAGCAAGACTTAAAGGACAAAAGGCAGATTTAAAAAACGTAATCAAACACTAATGACAGAAAGCCCCGACTGGAATCGAGGCTCTCTAAACAAGAAAGGGAAAACTAATGATAAGCGATAATGATATCAAAGACAGCACAAAATTACCAGAAAAAATTAATGAAATAGAAATAAAGGAAAAAAATCAATCAACGGAAATAGGAAAGCTAGTTCTAGCTTTATCTAAAGCGCAAGGTGGAATTGAAGGAGCTAAAGAAGATTCTTTAAATCCTTTCTTTAAGAAAAAATATGCAGACCTCAGTTCGGTTTGGAAAGCTTGCAGAAATCAATTATCTAAAAACGAATTAGCAGTTATTCAAACGACAGAAAGCAACAATGGCGAAATTATTGTAACAACAACACTTGCTCATTCATCAGGTCAATGGATAAGAGGACATATTGCAATTAAGCCAGACAAAAACACCGCTCAAGGATTGGGTTCTGCGTTAACTTACGGCAGACGTTATGGATTAAGTGCGATTGTTGGCATAGCTCCTGATGATGATGATGATGGTAATGAAGCGAGCGGTAAAACGTCTAAAAAAGAAACAAGTCAAAAAACAAGTGAACCTGCAAGAGTATCAAATTCCAATGTTATAACAGATCCGCAAAGAAAAAGATTGTTTGCTTTGTCTAAAGAAAGAGATGTTACAAACGGACAAATCAAAGACCATCTTGCATTGACTTATGAAATAGACTCCACAACTAAAATTCTAAAATCAGATTATGAAGATGTTTGTGATTGGGTGTTATCTCAAAACACAGAGGATAAATAATGGCTCTTGAATTTAACGAATCAAAACACGAATATTCAGAAGATGGAATTATTATTCCAAGCGTTACGCAGATATTAAACGAGGTTGGCATAACTGACAATCGTTGGTACGCTGATGGTTCGGCAGAACGTGGAACTCGTGTTCACAAAATAAGCCATTACCTTGACGATGGCGACTTGAATTGGAACACAGTTGATGAAGAAGCCGGACCTTATGTTAAAGCGTATGAATTATTTCTAAAAGAAGTTGCTCCGATATGGCGTTTAATTGAATACAGATTCCATAATAAAATTTATGGATATACTGGCACGTTAGATAGAGAAGGTTTGATATTCGGACATGACGCTATTCTTGATATTAAAACAGGTGGTATGCCGAAATGGACAGCAATCCAAACAGCAGCTTACAATGGTGGCATCAACGATAACAAACACAGAATAAGATACGGATTGCAATTAAAGAAAAATGGACTTTACAAACTACACGAATTTACTAACCCAAACGATTTTAAAATCTTCACTTCTGCAACAGCGGTCGTGAACTACAAAAGGAGTTTATAAATGGAAAACCAAATTGAAGTAATTGAAAATAAGGCGTTAACAATTACAGAACAAGCTGATGAAATGTCGATTATTAATGACGAAACAAATACAATAGCAGATGAATTTTTAGTGCAGATTAAAACATTAGGTAAAGCTATTAAAGAACATCATGATCCTATCGTTTCAGCGGCGCACAACGCTCATAAGGTTGCAAATGCAGCTAAAAAGAAATTCATGGAGCCGCTTGATAAAGCTGAAAAAATAATCAAACGCAAAATGGGCGTATATATATTAGAACAAGAACGGAAACAAAGAGTAGAGCAAGCAAGGCTTGAAGCGGAGGCAAAAAAACAGGCAGAGGCAGAAGCCCTTGAGCTTGCAAAACAAGCAGAAGAACTAGGGGATAATGAACGTGCAGAAGAAATAATTGAGGAAAGCATTGAAGCAAAGCCTGTTGTTGTAGCTCCACCAATACATAAAACAAAAAACTCGTCACATTCTAAAAAATGGAAATGGAGAATTAAGGATGTAAGCAAAATTAAACCATCATTTTTGATACCAAATGAAAAAGCTATCGGGGATATTGTTAGATCGATGGGGAAAAATGCTGTGAACGTAATTGGTGAAGGTGCGATTGAATGTTATCAAGAAGTAATTATGTCAACGAGGACTAGATAATGTTAACGAATTTCAAACCGAAATATTTTAAATCGGCTAAGTATAGAAAATATGTGGCTTCGTTTCCTTGTATGAGGTGTGGCAGTTTCGCATCCGTTCCTCATCACTTGCCTAGACCTGATGGGGCGAGAAGACGAAGCGGGGACGATTGGTGTGTGCCGCTATGTTATGTATGTCATATTTTACATTATCATGCGAAGCCAGTAGAAGAAAAAAAAGATTTAGCTAAAATGTATGAGAAAGCTACACAACTTTTTGAAGATTGGAATAATCAAGAAAGGGGAAAATATAATGGAACTTAATACAAATATGAGTTTTAGGTTCAATGGTTCTGATTATAATGCAAAGCTAGATAAAAAAAGACTAACTGGACAAATTTTAAGAGTTTATAATTTAATGAAAGACAATACATGGAGAACACTATCAGAAATAACTGATGCTATAGGAGATCCTCCAGCTAGTGTTTCAGCTCAATTAAGACATTTAAGAAAAAAAAGGTTTGGCGAACATACAGTAAATAAAAACCGGAGAGGAACAAGAGAAAGTGGTTTGTTTGAATATCAACTTATAATAAATAAAGAAAATTAAATAGACCACGCTGTTAAAGCGATTAAGGGGGACAAGTGAAAGAAATCGACAAAATGACGGTTAAAGAATTTAAGGAATTACCTTCAAGACAATGGGGCGATGACATTGGTTATTTTGATTGTCTTGTTATTTTACCAACTAGAAGAAAACATGATTCAGGCTATAGATGTATGGATTTCGTTGCAGTTAAAGAAAATAAACCTATTTGCCGTTTGAGCGGATGTAGTGATGTTGTTAATTTGTGCGGTATAGGCGGAGATAACGGATTTCCGATGAAGGGAACATATCCCAAACAAAATTGGAATATGGATTGTTTGTTTAAAAGTGGTTTGTTGCGAATTTGGTGTGGCGGTCACAAACTAGAAGCGGGCGCAGCTCTTTCTAGTTTTGAATTATTTGTTAAAGCGATTAAGGGGGACAAGTGAAAAACACTATAACTTTAACTATCGAGCAACTTGCTGAAGAAATAAATCAAGCTCTTCACAAACAGGCGCAGGATATAGTTGAGATGATAAAAAGTAAATATAGAGAGTTTGACAATGACTTAATAGTCCAGAAATATAAAGAGGACACTTTGACAAACAAAGAATCTTTTGACTTAGGGTTTGATAAAGCATTGGAAGTGGTAGAGCAATCAATCAAAGACAAGTATCTAAACTAACGGAGGATAAGATGACAGAATCAATCAAAGATAGTAGTGGCGTAAACGAGTCGGATGGCGTGAACGAGTCGTATGGCGTGAACTTGTCGGATGGCGTGAACTTGTCGGATGGCGTGAACTTGTCGGATGGCGTGAACTTGTCGGATGGCGTGAACTGGTCGCATGGCGTGAACTGGTCGGATGGCGTGAACTTGTCGGATGGCGTGCACGAGTCGTATGGCGTGAACTGGTCGCATGGCGTGAACTTGTCGGATGGCGTGAACTTGTCGGATGGCGTATGTAATTGTTTATTCATCACAAAACAGCGAGGCGTTGCGGATATGATATTTAATAAGCAAACAACACAGGAGCGAGCGGGCGAAATA